TACCTCGGAGGCTGTCTGGATTGTCCGCACCGTATAAAGAGATGCGCCTATCCCAGAAGTCCACCCGCAACTCTGAGATGTTTGCCTTATGTTCTAACGGCTCTGTGTACTTAAGAAGGTAGTCCCACGCGACTCGCTTGGCCTGGGTGTAGGTTGGTGCGATATAGGCATAACGAGGAGATTCCCGAGAGCATTCGATCGCAGCTTTAATGAGATGGTTAATGGCCGCGACCGATTTTCCTGCACGCCTATGGCATACGGCGACCACAAATCTAGTTCTATCAGCAACTTCGTGAATTTTGCGCTGAGCATCTCTAGGCTTGTAAGGGATGACAATTTCTTTCACCTTAAACAAGCCCAGTTCTTACCGTTCCATATTCCGTAAATTGCTGCTCTTGAAACGCCAAACTTTTTGGCTAACGCTGCTCCTGTTCCTTTAACCCTTGTTTCAAAAGCCTCAAGTATTTCTTTTGCAGAAACTTCGTTTAACTTTGAGTGCTTGGCTTTTTCTCCGCGATTGTCTGGAAACTTATGCCTGTTACATTCGACCATATATTGCTGGTTTTCTTTCCTTGTCCCAGCTTTAAGATGGTCTGGGTTCACGCAGGACGGATTGTTGCATTGGTGCATCACAATCTTGCCGCGAGGAATTTTTCCTTTATGGATAAGAAAAGATAAACGATGAGCTTTTATTAGGCCTTTGCTTCGCTTACCTCTTCCAATGACACCATAGCCATGCTCTTTAGTGGCCGCAGTCCAAACCCAGCAGCCAGTCCACGGAACAGGCTGATATTTTTGGTGGAATCGATCAACAATGCTCATGCTATCCACCTAAAACCAAAATTTACTGGCTTTTCTTCATCGCCAGACAGTTCTATGTTGCTTAGTCTTGGGTGCATATAGGGAGCCGCATCTTTAGCTATCTTTGCGGCATCCTCTAGCCTACCTTCATCACGCAACTTGAGATAAGCCTCGACCATAACTTCTAGCGGTGTCGCTCCTAAGTCCGCACACTTTTCTGCTATTGCTCTGGTCTTAGAGTTAAGCGATCCTGGTTTACGCCCTGCCCCTGGCCTAGCGCCACCCCAAGATTTTTCTTGATTGTTTTCATGTTCCATTTATCCGAATCCTTTACGGGTGTTCGTAGTGTTTCTATTTTACAACAATCCCTTGCTTATCCAGTCCTCTACAGGAATGTCGTTTATTTCTTGAATCTTGAAATCTTCTGGGCTAAAGGGGATAAAGTTAGATGTTCCTTGTCCAGATGTACCGCGACTGCCTTGGTCTAAGTAGCGTATGCCGCGAATTCCCATTGAATTTAAATACTCGGATGCTTTTTGCTGTCCGTAAGTGTAAGCATCACCGGTCATCTCGTTACTTTTTTGCGCTTCATTTTTAAAATGATCTGCGAGTATTGAGTAAACTTGCCTTCCGCTCAAACTTTCTACATCAAAATTATCGCCATACTTTTTTGAAAGTTGTTGCATACTTTTTAATTCTTTTTTTAGTTTTGAGTTTAATAAATTTTTTAAAATTTTAAATGAATCTGGGGTTTGCTGGCTTAGCGGCTTATCCCAATCCAGAAACTTAGGCAGGATTTCGTCTGGGATGTCTCCTTTGTAGAGATAGCCCTCTGGCTGCATTTCTGTGGTTTTTAATCTTTCAATAGCGTTTTGATATAACTGTTCATAAGAGTCGTTAGGCCAACCCTTTTCTTTATATTCTTTTACGTCTTTTTCTAGATACTTAATTGCTTTGTCTTTTGTGCCTCCTTGAACCATCGCAAACGAAGCCAAATCTTGAGCATCATCTCCGGTAACTTGTCTATTTCTACCAGCAGTTAATAATCTATAAGCCTCTGCTACAGGTCTGGCCTCTGCCGTATACCCCGCACCAACCCCGTAAGCCTGCGCTCCTTCTCCTGTTCCTACCTTTGTGGGGTCAAACTGTCGAAATAGATACGGAGAGCCGTGATAGGCAGTTATACCCGCAGGAGCAAACCCCATCGGCCCTGCCATAAGCATATCTGTTAGCTTTGCCATCGCCTGCGGATCTGTCACGCGGAACGGTCTGTTAGGGTCGCCAAATGTCTGCTCTTGCAGGGCTTGAGCCTGTTGCCCAGACTCTACAATCCTACCCCCGAGCATAGCCGCAGCGTCTCTCGGGTTTGTGAGCATATCGTATAGCTGCCGCTTGAGGGCATCTACTCGACTAAATGCTGTTCCTAATGGGCTGTCCATGTTTTATTCCGCAATATCTCAGATCCGTATTAAGTGTGGAAAACTCACCCGCAATCCCTGCTGTGTCTAGATCCTCTGCTACTAGGTTCCTGTAATAGTCTCCGCAGAAGGGTGCATCTTTCGGGCTTGTGCGTGTCGTACCGTGTTCTGGCCTTCCCGTAGTCGCGCACGTAAAGAATAACAACCCCCCAGGCTTGAGCATCCGCACCATGTTTCTAAGAGTCTCTTGGTACGCGGGGTTATGCTCGAAACACTCGCAACTCAGGACTACATCAAAACTGTCATCAGGGAAGTCTAGGTCTTGCCCCGCACAAACTATGTCTACACCTCTGCCCTCTCCCAGATCGCACCCTGTGTAGTCGCAATCTGTGAAGAAGTCTCTAACAGTTCCGTTTATGTTCAGACTGCCTACTTCCAGCACCCTCTTGCCTGTGAAGAACTCGGGGTGCTTTTCCTTTACCGCAGCAACAAAGTCTAGTTGTTCCTTATGACTCATCTACCACTTCTCGCGGTCACTCCAGTACGCCGCACTCATCTTGCCCTTGGCTATGTTAGCCGCGTGTCGTGCCTTGAATGACTTCCTGCGGGCCTTGTCTGCTTCGGACTCTCCCTCTCTTGGGGGAGAACCCTTCATGCCTTGTTGCCCGAACCGGATGGTCTTTACCTTGTCGCCTTCTTTTGCGACTACGACATGGCTTTTAGTAGGATGGTTCGGGGTGCGCTTGGGTTTGTTATATCCCGCAACGCCTATACGCTCCAGAACCTTTGCAGCCTCTCGGACTTTCATTTCTTCGCCCTGGCTCCAGCCATGTTTGCAACGAGGGAAGGGTAGGGAGTGCCTGACTTCTTCGCAAAAGCCTTTGCCGCCTTCTTCTGGTTGGGGCTAAGTGCTTTCGGCTTGCCTAATCCTTTGGGACGGGGCTTTTCGTAGACTTCCTTTTTCATTTGTACACACTCGCTGCTAGGTTGTTGTCCGCACGCTTCCTTATCAACTCCTGGATGTTGGGATCACCCTTCTGCTCTGGAGTCGGCAGGAATAACGCTCTCTTTCGGTCTAGAGTCCCGTCTGGTTCTACAAGATAGTAGACCGCAATACTGTTTCTGGTCATACCCTCGGGGCAGACTATTGGCCTAGGTAGACCATGCCATTGCCCTTTGGTCTCGAACAAGACCGCACGGTTGAACTTGCACCACACGGACTCGGTAAATGTGTTCTCGTCTTCCCAGAACCCTAGTTCACCGCCGTACTCTGGCTTCCAGCCTGGGGTGAGATAAACGATAAGGTTTAGATACCGCTGGAGTTCCAGCTTTGGATGTATGTCGTAATCCAGGTGGACATTCAGCTTGCCGCCCCGCGCATGACAATGTAGACCACCACCATGCAAGCCGTAATCTGGCTGAACGTCTCCGAGTTTTGCACAAAACTCTGGGGAAAGAAGCGCAGTAATCGCTCTGTAAGTCGCTGGCCCAAATGCGTTCCAGTTGTTACAAGTCTTTTTAATCTCGATTGGATTGTTGTATTCATGCCAGACATCAGAGTAAAAATCTGGGAACTCCGCAGCAATCTCATCTGCGTTCGGTAAGAAGTCGTCTACTACTATCACTTCTTCTTTTTCTCAGGCAGTCTCTTGAGTGAGTCTTGACCTTCTTTCACATACTTTTTAGCAACATCCTGCGGAATCCCTAGTTCCTTTGCCATCTTCGGGTTCTTAGCCGCAGCGTGCATGAAACGTGCCTGGGCCTTGCTAGCAAAAGGCATCCTACGCTCCTTTTATCTTTACTGGTAAGCAAACACCTTCAGACGCAGATACAGTCGGCTCATCGTCCAGCTTGCTCATCGTCTTTAAGACCACAATCTCACACTCTTTCTTGTTGTCAAAGAGTTCTGTAGTCCAGAAATTACAAGACCCGTCAACCATGCAAAAGAAGATGACGGGCATCCACATGGCTTAATCCTCGTACTCTTCTTCGTCTTCTTCTTCGCCACTGTCCCAAGCGTCGCAGACATTATCCGCAGCACATTTGAACTCAAAGACATCGCAGAAGACTTCGTTCTTGCCCAGACCGCAGCCCTTGAGCTTCTGGCCGTATTCGCAATTACCGCAACGCTTCTCGCCCTCTGCTGGCCCGTAGTTCGCAGTCAGAATGGCTTTTTGCTTGTTGCCCTTATTAACTATCTCATCTTGAGTTGCGAGCGGACACTCGTCGTAGTCGCCCTCTAGGAGATTCTCGCCCTTCTTACCCATTTCCTTACCTGGGCCAAGAAGACCGATCATAATCGTCGGGCCTTTCACTTCTTACCCTTTTTTGCGGGTATTTTTCCCTTTTTTGGCATTTTTCCGTACATAACTTTCTCCAGAAAGTGAAGTGACAATGACCCACCCCGAGTTTAACCCGTTTTGTAAAGCGCCGCAACAGATTCTTGGGCTTTTTTAAGCTGCAACTCATATCGCTCTGTGCTGATCTTCAGTCTCTGCGCTATGGAGTGAGGTCGATGATACGGATACTGTATATACGTTGCCTTTAAGACTGCCCGCTGGATCTCAGGCAATCCCCGCACGATGTTTTCTACCGCCTCCCCTGCTACCGAATCAGGTTCGTACTTAGCCTCTTCGCCCTCAAAAACCTCCGTGGACTGGTAATTACCCTCCGCGCTTGCGGCCTGGGTTTGGACTGGTGGCCCGATATGCCCGTGGGCGCACCAGAAAGCCCAGTTCTTTAGGAGGCTTTCCGTTTGTCTGGAAACCATGCGTCTGCCAAGTCTGGTCTGTTCTCTGCGATCCAGGGATATGCCTCATCGCGCAGCGCCCGCCAATCCCTGCCCGTACTCGCTCCTCCGACATGGTGGCAGTAAGCCCTAGAGATGTAGTTCCGCAATCCCTTTTCCCGCATCTGGACGCATTGCACATCATCCGAATAGTTGTTTATGGGAGGAAAGTCCACCCAGGCATCTCGGTGTATATACGCAGCGTAAGGGGCAATAATATCCACTTCACAAATGTGGTCTTCGCTTGGGTGCTTGTTCTGGTTGTTTTCGTCACCCTCATGGCGGTAGCGGATGTTCTGGAGCCCACGAGCAAAGTCTGCCCGAGCCGCAACCCAACCCCTGTTTTCCTCTGGGATCAGTCTTAGGTCTTCAACCATTGTCTGCCAGAAGGTCGGGGTCAGCACCACATCGTCGTTTAGAACCAGCAGATCTTCATGCGACTGCATTGCCTCATGCACCGCAGCGTTATACGCATCGCCAAAGTTTTTAGCCGGATTGGGCAGGTTTATGGTTCTGTGCTTGGGTAGCATGATCGTGCTACCCGCAAGGTAGACCGTCCAGTAGGTCGGAAGGTACATTGTGATACTTGTAGCCAAGACTGGCAGACAAGTTCCCTTAGTCGTGCAGATGACTACTGCGGACATTTTTCGTACTCCCCAACCCTATGCCCTGCCTCCACCCTTAAAAACGGATTGGTCATCAGCGGCATATCACATGTATAAAAACGTAACTTGTAGTTCCACGAAACATAAGAAAGGCTTATCTGGTCTTGGAATGACCACTTCTCATGCTCCTGCCACCACAAGGTGTTTAAATCGTCGCCCCAGTCGTTTCTGCGGCAGATGATACCGGAGGCCCAGAGACCCCAATTGGAAGGCATACCGGCCTTTTTATAGGCTTCCCCTTGGGCCATGATCGGCTCACCGTGGTACTTCCGCATATCGTGGGACTCTTCTGCCTCGTCGTAGAGACAGTTACGCCAGGGATGTTTAAACATTGCCCAACGGTCTTTAGCCTGATCTACCATATATTCCGCAAAGAACCGGCTAAACACCCGTATAGATCCGTCTATCCAGATTGTGTAATCGTAATCCCTGGGAGGGTTTAGCTTGTACCACCGAGAGTCCATCCGCGCATTGCGCTGGCCCTTGGGCTCTGTGAATAACTTAAAGTCGCAGGCAATAGACTGCTTGGGAAACTCTTTTACGGGGTCATAATCCCCGACGATTGCGCTATAGACTAGGACGCGCATAGACGAATTCCATCTTCGGCCCCATGCCTGGGGTGAGTCTTTCCTTTTTTTCCCGCGTCAGCTTTTGTTTCTTGACTAGAGCCAGCAGGCAGATCTTTACAGTTCCCGCTGGCAGACCTGTTATCTCCGAGATCTGTCGTGCAGTCAGCGGCCCGCCCTCTAGCACCCTAAGTATGTTTTCGTTATGTGTCATAAGTCTCCCAAAAAAAAGCCCGCACGAAGCGGGCAAACCCCTGTGAAGGGGGGAGGGAGGAGACAACAAACCCTAAGTTTACCCGCAAAAAGTCGGGTGGCAGCACGGCGCAGATGCCCGTATGGTCAGAAGGCTACCACCCTGAGACAATTATACATAACATTATGAGAGATCCACAACCTTGTGCGTCCAGCGGTTATTTTGTTTGCGCCATCCGATAACCCATAAGTGCCAGGAGGCTCTCCGAACCTGGGACAACAATTCGGCGTTTTCTATCTTTTTGATCCGCGCACCCATGTTGCTGTAACTGGTCGCCTGCACTCCCAGGGTCAGATCCCCCTTGAGGGCCACTAGGTCTATGAACCCAAACAGATCCTTGCGGATGTTCGCCCCTGGTATCCACCTCTCGACTACCTCTACTGTCCACCCCTCGTCCCGCAGGAGTTTTAGGGTTAGTTGTGTTGGGCTTGTTGCCATATCTCCTCTTAGTGCAGGGTGAGCAAAACAGTTTCTTTGGCGTAAATACTATCTTGGCGCAACAGTCTTTGCATTTTCTGAAACGCAAAGGAGATCCCTTTTCCACAACTCTAATACTGTCCTTTTCCATGCGTTCGTCCACATTTCCTCCCGAGCAAATTTAGGCATATCTTTGCCTTGGTCTATTTCGTAATGACAGTCAACACAGAGCGCCGCAGTATAGCAATCGTGCGCCTTTAGTCCCATTCCCTTGCCAGACCAACCCCAATTGGCGTGTGCGGCCTGGGTGTAGCCTTCTCGGAAGCAATGCTGGCAGGGAAGGGAAGCGACCGCTTTTAGCAGACTTTTATTTCTGTGCATCCGTATCAAACCATTCGTAGATTTCGTTAGTGATTTCCAAAAGTAAAGCATTTTCTATCTCCACCGCAGAAGGTTCGTCCGTATGCTTGTAAGCCCGAGCCATACCGCGTTTGATCCCGTTCTGCAAACACATCTCAAGAAGCTGCATAAACTTAGGAGTCATCTCAATCCCCTCTGTATTGCGTCTCTGATGTTGTGTACTTCCAGCTTGTAGTAGATCCGCTTTAGGTGTGTGTACAACGTATGTACGCTTATCTCCATCTTCTCCGCAATGCGGGCAGAGGTAAACCCATCCTTATACAGTTCTAGGATCTGCCTCTGCCTAGGCATCATCGGCCACTTTTTGCCCTTGCGTCCGTTGGGCATTACGCGCTTACACCTGCGGAACGGATCGTGCCATCTCATTGCCGCACCTGTTGAACGGATCGTGCCACTTTATGCAACTAGGCTTGACCTCGTAGTAAAGATGAGTACCGCTAGGCCCGATCTTTTTCCGCATCATGCCCTTGTACTCCAAGTCAGCAAGTATGCTCCGCGCAACTTTTATGCTTACCTTTTTCTTTTTGGCGAAATCTTGTGCGGTAATCATCAGTCGGCCATCGTTGTAATTTCTTGGTAGAGAAACTTCTCCAGAGCCTCGATGTCTGCGTCTATCCGAGCCAGATGACTTGGAAGGTCGTACTGCTTCTGGATCTCAGGAGTCGCAAAGCCAGCCCAGCACTCTACGTCTTGACGAGCTTCTTTTAGTGCGTCTATGGCCTGCTGGATCATAGAACCTCCGCACCGATAAGTTTGTCATTGTTAAACACCAGACGAAGATTCGCGGTAAGGCTTACTTTCTTCGCGCTGCCATGTCTGTAGTGAATCCGCAGGCGGGACTGATCGCCTATCTCTGCTTTCACCAGATACTCAAACTTCTTGTTTGCAAGGCTTCTGGTGTTCTCTGGCTTTCTGTCTGCCAGGATGTAACTGACCCAACCTAGGTCGCTGTAGAAATACTCTTGTATGTCTGTCTTCACTTTGTTTCCCTCATGTTTTTTAGTCTTGAACATTGTTTGTCACAACCGCAATGCGGCTCACCCTTCCAGTCTGTTACCTCTCCCCACCTCCTTTCCATACTTTCAACCATTGACTTCCGAATGATCTTGCAAGGTTCCGCAAGGGCTATGGCCGTTCTGCACTCCGAACAGGTTACGTTGTAGATGCAGGGAAAGCCTTGAGTACGACTATAACAGTCTGGGCAAGAAGATGCAACAGTATCTGTCATGCGTCCCCCGCAAATAACTTTCTCAAAGCCGCAATCTTTTCTGGGTTCGGCTTTGGCCTATAGGTCAACTGCTGTTGCTCAAAGTATCTGGGGGCTTTTGTGCAAAGGTCTTTGAACTGGATCAGGTTCGGAGCGCGTTCTGGTAGAACAGTCAGAGCGTATTTGATCTGCTCCAAGGTAAAGCCGCGCAACTCATCTGCCCAGGCTCCCTTTACCTCATCCAACGGCATACCGGAAAACTTCTTATCCCACTCGGAACCGTAGACCACCAGCATCTTGTTCCACAAAGCGTCTATAGCGTTTAGGTTCATAGTATTTGCAACCTTTCTACCTTCTCCCCAGGTTCCGGCCACTTGCGGCCAGTCATCTCTTCCCATCTTTTGCGTTTAGCAAGTTCGTCTTTCTCCGCAAAGGATAGAACCTTATCAGACTGTTTGTCTTTCACCCAATCGGCTTTGAACCCACGCCAACCGCGTAGCACACACTCACGCAATGCGGCCTCTAAAGACCATCCAGCCTTTCTTGCCTCTCGGTCTATACCATCAAGCGCGGTCTGTGTAATGCTTGCCCTTACAGACTTCCTATGCTGGCAAAAGTCTTTCCACACATCTTCTGGAACACCCTGTGGACAACTAATCGCCTTTTGGCGCGTAGTATTTATTACTGGTTCTTGGTTATTGGTTATTGGTTTATGGTTATTGGTTAGTTGAACATCCGTTGAACGACCGTTGAGCCTTCGTTCAGCAGATGCTTTACCAGCCTTAGAAGCAGACTCGCTCTTAGACTTAAAACGCGCAATCTCTTCTTCTGCCCGCTTGTTTTCCCAACCAAGTTCCGTCAAGACAAAAAAAGTCTCTAAAACGTACCTCACCGCGTCTTCGTGGTCGCGCATACCGATCTGTCGTGCAACGGTCGTTGTACATTCGTTGAACGGACGTTCGTGCAGATAATACTCATCGAGCAATCTGCGGTAAGCAAGGTCTTCTAGGAGGTTGAGGCTGCGAGTATGGCTCGCGTAGTCACCAATGTTGAACTGGTAGTAATGCAAGGCAATCTCCTTCGGTGCTGGCCTATCCGGTGGAAATTCCGGCAGGTCAGTACCCGAGTTGGGTTTGTGAAACGGTCAGATAGACCAGCCCGAAAGAGACTGACTTTCTAACCTGCTATGCGTTTTCCACGACGCAGAAGCTAGGATATACCAACTGGAGAAAAGTTCAAACTTAAAGCCGAATTAGGGATAAAAAAACCCGAAATAGCATAATTCGGGTTGTGGGGCAGGTCGTGGGCGCGGCCACGCTAAAAAGCCCGTAGGTGCAAAGCCTGCCTCACACCGGCTTGCCTCGGAAGTAAGCCACATCCTTGATGACCTCGCATAGTTCCGGTGGCAGGAGCATCCCGTTCTTGTCAAAAGTCAGCACCGCAAAGCCAGACGCCCACGGTACGGGATTGCCCTCCAAATAGGCGAACTGCTCGCCTCCTAGTTCCGCAAGGGTTCCTGTATCTACGCCGTATCTACGCCCGTTATAGTCCCCCCAGGCCGATACCTGTAGACGGTGAAGGTGGCCGGTAATGATGCTGCGTCCAGACTTCAGAACATTGTTGTAGGTCGCGTGGATTCCGTGATGCCATCTGTGTTTTATAACGGTGTTCTGGTTTATGTGGATCGTGTAGCCAAAATGCCAGCCTGGAAAAAAGTCGAACAGATCCGCACCCATCGTGCCTTCCATCTCTGGCGCGTTGATCTTCATATACCGCCAGAGCCGCGTGTCGTGATTCCCGTATGTCCAAAATAGCTTTGCGTTGTGCGCGGCCTTCTCAATCTCTCCTAGACGATCTTGGCAGACTTCTAACTCCTGCTTTACCGTGGGGGTTTCGTTCCTGTACAGAGGGTCGTGTCGGCTTATCCTGGCCCCGTCAAATACATCTCCATTCATCACTACCGCATGGGGCTTCATCGCCTTGCAGAGCTTTATAAAGGCTTTGTGCGCGACCGTAGCCTCTCCAGGCCAGTAGTGTGCATCCGAGGCAACAAGCCAGACCTGGTTGCGGGCTTCTGCGTGGACAGCGTTCTTGCGGATCTCTACGCTTGCGGTCATCTGCGGAGCCGCAAATGATTCCAGTTCTATGCCTAGCTTTTGCTCGATCCTATTCCGACGCTGGTAGACAGACCTTTCGCTTACCCCGATTTCCCGCGCCACCGCTTCTGGTGAACCGTGCTTCTTAAACAATGCGATAAATTCTTCTTCGGTAACAGTCGGTGTCATTCACAACTCCTTTGGGTCGAAGCCCAGTTCGGTTCCCACCGCGTGTGCCAGTTCTGAGAACCTGTGGTCATGCTTATCCCAGTCGGGATAGCCTTCTAGACATAACTTTTGGTGAATCATTTCATGAGCCATCGTACGCAGTAGCGTGTCCAGATGGCCGTGTTTTGCAGATGAGATAGTGATGATCCCGCGCTCGTCGTACTCCCCGTAGAAGCGCTCCCAGGCGCGGACGCGGAACTCTACGTCTTGGCTTGGCGGGAGTTTCCAGGACTTTATGGGCGCAAGGCTCGCCAAAAACTCGTAGGCGACTATGCAATCGCGGCGGGTCACTTTCACGGCGCACATCCTACCTTATAACAATTACAAAACAAATAGTTAATCATGACTGTTAAATGGTTAAGAAAGTTTGACCAATACTGTTTGACATAGTGCCTGGAGATTGTTATAGTTCTCTTACGGTCGATGTCTCCAGACCGTGTGAAAAAGGAGAAAGTCATGGATGACCTGCAATACCTTCACTACCAAACACAATTAGAGGAGCAACAGTATGCTGAACTGGATTCGGATGGTTCGGTATTACCTACGGTGCGGCCACAACTTGATGACCGCAATCAAACTAACGAGGGAGAGATCAAATGAGTTCAAGCAATACAGGCATCGTAAACATACGCGGTAAGGAGTACCAGACCGTAGCCCTGCGGGTTCAGAAGTTCCGCGAAGCACATCCTACCTGGGCGCTTACCTCCGAGGTTCTGTTCCGCGACGCAGATTGTGTAGTAATGAAATCCATCATCGCAGACGAAACCGGACGCGTACTAGCCACCGGCCACGCAGAGGAATACCGCAAGTCTTCACAGATCAACGGAACATCTGCCCTAGAGAACGCAGAGACATCTGCACACGGTCGCGCTCTTGCGGCTCTGGGGATCGGCGGGACAGAGTTTGCCTCGGCTAACGAAGTACAGAACGCAATCCACCAGCAAGTAGAGAAACCTCACCCACGCCGCGGTGCGCTAGAGGTAGCGTTCAAGGCAGTAGACAGTATGGCAAGCCTCCAGGCTCTCTGGCAGAACCTGAGTGCGGAAGACAAGAAGATTGCAGCAGACCTTAAAGACATTGCAAAGGAGCGAGTCAAATGAACGAGGCATACCTAATCATCCAGATGCAGGAAGCGGTAAACAAACTCACCCGCCTTACGCGGGCATCTCGGAATGTGGATTACTTAGAGATCCGCAACATCTGTAACCAGATTGAGAACGATGCCCACGCTCTCTGGCAATGGGCCATGAACGCAGAAGAGGCTTTGGATTTGGAGTCTTGGAGACTTATGCGCGAACGCCACATAAGGAAGCAACCATGAACTACTCAGACCGCGAAGAAGTAAAAGCCTATGTTGAGAAGATGCTTGGTGAAGACTACGAGCATCTTTCAAATTGGATCGCTAGTGAACTTTATTACGCCTACCAGCGCGGCAACTCCGAGGGTTGGTCTGGTTGCTTAAAGGTAGTAAACAAAACATTATTCAAGGAGGCGGCATGAACGAACACTTGGACGGCTTCTTGGTGGCGGTGTGTCTCGCAGCGCTTTTCCTGATGGTCAACTTTCTGCCAGGGCTCTTCTTATGATTACGACACAGAACGCAAGACCAGAAGAACAACTTCTTAGTGCGGTCGTGGCATTGGCAATAGAAGATGCTTGCTTACCACCAACAAGAAGTTTGGACAAAAAAACGCTCGTTATGAACCGTCATGCTTTCACCGCATACAGGTTCTTGTTTACGCACTCAGATCCATACTTGGAACTGTTAAACATAGATCCAAAGTCATTTCGAGAGCGAATACTTGTACAACTTCAAGACCTGACGCACAACCGACCCTTTAATGTTTCCAACAGGCCAGATGACATCATAAGCCGCCGCAAGCGTATGTTTAAGATGAATCATCACTTGTACCACCAAAAAGGTATGAAAGACAGTTTTGTGGAGGATGAGGACGAATGAACGCCACTTATCTTAAAGATGTACAAAAAGAGACATTTTGGATGGGAGTCGCCCTAGGAGTGTTGACTACATTGTTAGTCATACTCTCTTTTGATAAACTGTTAGATACGCAAGTCTCGTCGGTAGAGATGCCGCACGATGTGATTGCCGCGTACAACATGGGCATCAAAGACGCTCTTAAAACTAATCCAGCGGGCGCAGAGTTAGAGATGGCTTGCCTGGAACTATGGGGAAATAAACAATGAAAGTAAGCGGAATTCCTTACGAAGTCGAGTTGGAGCGCAATGCTAACCAACTGCAAGGGACTGGCGAATGGTTTAACGCCAGGACAGGGAAGTTGACCGCAAGCAGGATGCGTTCGGCTATGAAGCGCCTCAAGAACGGGGAGGATAGTGCGGAGCGAAAGAATCTCAAGATTGAGATACTTTGCGAGAGGATGACCGGAGACATTGTGGATAAGTTTGTTAGTACCGCAATGCAATGGGGCATAGAGAAGGAGCCAGAGGCGAAAGCAGCTTACGAAGCCAAGACCGGACGGATCATCACCGATGTTGGGTTTATAGACCACCCGCGTATAGAGTTTTGCGGGGCCAGTCCTGACGGGTTTGTAGATGATGGGCTTATAGAGATCAAATGCCCGAACACCTCTACCCATGTTGGCTGGATCTTAGATGGAGGCATACCGGAGGAGCATAAAGCGCAGATGACCCTGCAAGCCGCCGTAACGGGTCGCAGTTGGGTTGACTTCGTTTCCTATGACCCTCGTATGCCAGAGGCTCAGCAACTGCTTGTGCGCCGTTTCTACCCCACTCCTGCGGAGATTGCGGAAATAGAGGAAGAAGCAAAGAAGTTTTTGCAGGAAGTAGATGTACTTTTTGACACCATCACACGACGGGAGATGATTGAATGACACAGTACGATAACAATATGCGCGGTCTCATAAGCAAGAATGACCGCAAGACGGAAGACAAACACCCAGATATAAAGGGTCAGTGCGAGATCAACGGTACAGAGTATTGGATCTCTGGCTGGCAGAAGGAGAGGAAAGACGGAACAGGGAAGTTCTACAGCCTAACCTTCCAGGCTAAGAACGATGCGCCACGCCCGATGCCGGAGCCAGCGCGTAATAGCGATCCATTCCTTGATGATGCGCCCCCGTTTTAAGATAAGTAGAGCGCTTTCTCGTCCTGTCTGCGTCTGACAAGCCCAGGCAGGACTTTCCCACCACCTTTAGTCCACGCCATAAACGCCTCCGCAGCGCCCTCGTGGTCTCCCCTATTGGCCCTCATGCGGATGCTAGACCGCTGTAAATTTCCTAGCCCTGCATTAAAGGCGAAAGAGACAAGAGCGTCAAAGCGGCCTTGACTGCCAGCACTAGAGGGAACAAGTCGTAGAACACCGCGTTCAAAAGTTGCGACATCTTCCGAGAATAGTTCCTCGATCTCTTGTTTCGACCAGACACGGTTATCCTCATGTTTTAGCGGGTACTCTTTGCGGATCAGCCCAGGCTTATCTGTCCGCACCATAGGCAATCTGATCTGATCTTGATACAGAACATGGCCATAGCCAATCGTCCAGATATGCGCGGGGCAAAGGTATGGTTTGCTGCGGAAGCCCTCATACCTGTGCATGAGATCCGCACCGGCCTTGCTTAACCTCATCGCTTCTGCCAGTTCCTAGACCCGAACCAAAACCCAATGATTCCACCGAGCATTGCCATCTCATCCGTAGAGAAAACAATGTCCGCAAAGGCGATCACATCCTGGATCGTCATAAGTAGATTGGGCTGGTTCAGTCCCCAATACATAAGATAGAAATTAATTAGCACCAACTCCAGCACGAAGATGTAGGTTATGGTGGGTCTTACTGTCCCGACATAGTTTGCCACCCAGGTAGATGCACGGTCTAAGACCTTCTGATCGTGTTCCAGCGCTGCCACGGTCATCTGGGCATCTGTCTGCATGGCAACCTGATCTGTGCGGATCTCTTCTACCCGAGCCTGCGCCGCAAAGCCTTGCGCTGCCAAAGCAAGTTCGCGCTCAGATTGCATCTTTGCAAGTTCTAGTTCGTGCTTCTTGTCTTGCTTGTCTTGAAAGTATTCCAGCAGTTTCGGCAGACCGGAAATAAGAAGACCGCCAAGAGTAGAGAGAAGAGAAAGCATTTAGAGTCCCATTGCGATTTCTATCATTATGTAAATGCCCAGAGCCCCGACCGCAAGCACCCCAAGAATCAGAACGCCGGTGAAAAGGTCTTCAAGCAACTCCTGCCTGCGGAGTTTCTGCTCCTGGACAGCGCGAATCCGTCTCTCCCTGATCTGCCTGCGGAGTTCGTAAAACTCTCGTAGACCGTCCATGCCAAGATGGTTTAGACCACCGTAGAGGAATTCGTGACGAATGTCTTTCTCCATCTCCCGCAGCTTTACCTTTGCGGCATAGGAGTCAAACGCTTGTTTAGTGTCATCGCCAAACTTCAGCTTGGCAAAGAGTGGAGGTTTCTTAGGCTCAGAAGATTGCTCTAGGATGTCCGCAGCTTGAGCCCATTGGGAGAGTTGCCCCATCACATCCTGGACTTCGCGGCCTACCTCCACCGCTTTCTTGATCCCGCCCCATATCGTAGAGATCGCTGCCAGGGCAGTAATGGGATCCATTAGTCACCCTTTATAGACTGCGTAATTCCGATCCAGAGCGCGGCAACAACCGCCACCGCAACGGCTCCAAAGAACGCAAGAGTTCCGTGGTCTGCAATCTTTCTCAGTCGCTTGCCAAACCGCAAGTCCTGGCGGAACTCCTCCACGGACTCGGGCTTGTCTATATCTACACCAAGGATCGCAAAAGTCTTGCGGACTGCTCTATCCGCGATCTCGGCGCACTCTGGTCGGGTTCCGCAATCCATCTATCACTCCGGCTTAACAGGCCACGATACGTTCCAGGGAAAACCAGCCTGTAGCGTAACATCCCGCAGTGACTGGCGATAGGTTGCCCATGCAGCCTTATTCACCGGAGCATCTGCTACTTGTGTCCAGTCTGAGTCGGAAAGCAGCGTATTACGATGTTTCCGAACGCTGTCAGCTTCTTGCTTGTCTATGCTCGCAACCGTTTCTGCATCTGCGTCAGTTACAACCCACGCCCAAACCCAATTACCAGAAGCGTTTTGCGTGACCCCGTTTTTGCTTGCAGTTTGATAGCGCGTAACTTGCGGGGCTGGCGACTCCAAAATTGGATCAATGTTTAGCCGGTTGAGTACCGCAGCATCCCAAACCGCAGGGAGTGAAACATTAGGAAACATCTTGCGGATTTCGCCTTGGGACTTGATTTCGCCCGTTGACTTGAGTCGATACATGGTTTGCTCCTTATGCGATTGCTAAGTAAATATAAGTGCCAGTGTTGACGTTTGCATTTGCGGTTGTTTCGTTTACGGTGAATCCTGTACCACTTACATCTATCCAGTCTTCGTCCGTATCTTCTGCTGCGCTACTGTTAAACAGTAAGTAAGGATCATTACCAGCAACAAACCCACGGTAAGAATCGCCGACAATCCAGTTGCCTGTCGAATCTGTTCGTTTAACTAACACGAACCTTGGCTGAAACCCTGTGGTTACAGTAACAGAAGATCCGTTACCTGTATATGTACCTACCTTGGAAACTCCAGCAAGAGACGCAAATAAATATGCAACATAAGTGCTTGTAGAAGCATTTACCGCATTGTTTGTTCCTACTGAAAAAACTGTAGATGTTGGGCTAGTGTCATTCCAGTAAGTATTGTCATCAGCGGTTGCAGCATCTGTATTTAACACGAGATAGTCTGTGTTATCTCCAGCATAAACCGCCCAAGCGTTTGTTGTATTTCTGCGTTTAATTATCATCAACTCAGGAATAACATTTAAGTTATGACTAACAGTTCTATTTACTCCTGTTCCTGTATAGCAAACAATATCAAACACGCCTGGGGTTCTACGCCAGAATGAGTGGATGTAGTTCCCATAAGAACCAACGCTCCACCCGTTATCCATCGTAATATTTTTTGAATCGTTTTTTAATGCTGCATAAGCGAAGCTAGTGGTTTCTTCTGCGGTAGTGCTTGACTTTAGTTGGAAGTTTCCGCCACCGCTTGCGCTTTGTCCAGCCCACCCAATTCCACGCAAACGATCATAAAAACCACCCGTATAATTTCTATCCGTACCATTCCTGCTGTATTGATAATAAAGATCAGGAGGCCAAGGAACATTAGAAGTATCTTGCGTATCAGCTTGCGCTTTTAATTCTGCATAGTACACATCTGTACCAGCAGTAGGTTTCTTCATCGGCCCACGGCGAATGGCAATGTAGATGTAGGTAGTACCACTAACGTTGTAATGAGTAGCGGTAGAACTAGATACAAAACCAGTTGCGGTTGGTGCTGGCCCTGCGGTTGTAGTGTCTTCAGAATTTATGACATTTGCGAAAGTTCTTGTAGTTACTGTCCGTGCCAAACCAGACTGATTGTTAAACAAAACCCAATTCGATGCAGTGCCGGATGTAGATTTTATAAGCAAAAACTGCGGTTCATACCCCAACGTGATTTCGTTTCCTGCTGCACCGTTCCCAGTGTAACCACCGCAAGTAATTGCATTATCGCTCCCACTATCACCAAACCCACCAGCATCGTGAGCAAATAAGTATGCAACATAAGTTCCACCACTAGCGTTTACTTGAGTGGCGGTTCCTACTGAAAAAACTGTGCTAGTTGGTAGGGTGTCGTTCCAACGAGTATCGTCATCTGTTGTATTTGAAAACTGGTTTAGTATTAAGTAATCAGTCTCTGGGTTTGCCGTATTTGCTCTGTGATAGACTTGCCAATCACCTGTTGTATTAGTCCTTTTCACCATAATACAACCAGGAACAGAGCCAAGATTATGAGAAATTGTCCTAGCTACTCCTGTTCCGGTATAACTAACTACATCAAAAAACTTAGGTGCTTTACGAAAAGTTAAACCAAAGTGGTTTTCTCCAAGAGCATTAACACCGACAGCATTTTCGATAGTAAACCCATTAGAATTAAAAGATGTTAAGCTGCTTGCTAAAGAAGCCTGAGCACCAGAACTATCAGTGTTAATTTCATTTAATGTTCCACGGACTGTATCAAATAAAAAGTTTGATCTATTTGCGTTTCTTGCTTTGATCCAAACTAAACCGCCCTCACCAGAAAGATCAATTCCATTGGTAATGTTTAAGGTTGCGCTAGTACCAGTCCATAAATTATTAGAAAACACATCTTCTATATAAAGTTTGTCGCCGCCTCCCGCCCCTGCTGCGGCTTGCAGATTCGCAATTAAGTCTGCCATGTTCTTTCCCTTACTTAATGTCTAAGCCAGCAGCAAACCCGAAATAGGTCGTTCCCGCGTCTCTTGTAGTAAAGACCAACTGATCCTTACCTGACGATGTAAGAGTGGGCGCAGTGCCTCCAGGCCAATCTACCGCAGCAGGCCATGCTTGCGTATAAGCGCCACCGTTTGTCAATTCCAGCACGAACCCGCAGAAGTCACCAGAAGCAACAGGGTTGGTAAAACTCCAGGTAGTCGCAGCGGTAGAGGTTGCAGAGAAGAAGTTTGCACTCTCGAAATTGATCGTTGCCGCAGTTCCTACGTTACCAAGTGCAGAGCCCTTAATCGCGTAGTCTAAGAGTTTTGGACGCTGGACATTGTTATCCGTGAAGTTCACCGCAGCGTTAAACGTAGACGCGTTAGACACGTTTACGTTTGACAGGGTAGAGGACATCACGACCGCAGAGTTAAAGGTAGCGGTTCCCGTTACAGACGCACCTGAGAGGATCGTCGCGGTAGTAGCTACGATCTTGGCAGTCGTAACCGTATCACCAGATGATCCATCTATAAACTCTTTTAGCTGGGCCATCTGTTCCCGCATAGCGTTATTCACATCCGAGGGAGCCATGCCCTCTGCGATGTTTATCCCGCCGATGTCGGTATTGTTTGCTGCGTCCGAACTGTACTCGGAAAGTTTGTTCTTAGGCATTTCTTACTCCTGTTGTGAAGATAGTAAACCGCGAAGACCGGCAATAGGAACTAAAGATGGTTGTTGCGGAATTTGTTGTTGGGCAATTTGTTCTATAAGACGAGACACATCACGCTGACGTAAGGCTTCTGCTCCGCGTTTTGCGGCTTCTGTAACTGCCATCCCACCCACTGCCAAAGCACTACCGATCTCTGGGCTTGCACTAACTGTTCCAAGGTACGGGATAGAAGTTACTGGCCCACGAACTGCAAACCTTCCGGTAAACCGCAACATCTGTTGAACAGTTCCACCACCTCTAGCGATACGTTTAATTTCGTCACGCTCTGTTTTAGAAAACGCGGCCATGCGTTTTTTGTTCGTGGCTAAATTTACAAATTGGTTTCTAAGAGTATTGTCTAACCCTGCTTGTGTCTGTTGCGCTGCCCGAGTTTGAGCAGCATCTACCATGTCCTCAATGATCGAAACTTTCCGCGATTTTTGATAAACATTACGAGCATCTCTTAATGCACCTAAAGCAACACTTTTATTGCCTGCTGTTATGTCTTGAGGAGCAAGATTCCCAATAAGATCATCAAACTCATCTATTAAATTTTTAGCAATAAGTTGTTGTTCTGGGTTGTCAAATTTTTTACCTGGGGTTCTAACTATGCGACGCAACTTTTCTATATCCCTTAAAGTTTGCGTAGATTGTCTTTCATTTTCTAGCCGAGTAAGAACTTTAGTAATGTCTGGGTGTATGTCAGGATCAAATCCTTCGTCATACGCTTTGGTACGCAACTGCGTAGACAATTTATCCATAAAGGCAGGGGTTATTTCCAACCCAGCATTTTCTGCCCGCGTATAAGCCGCGTCAGCCTGCCTGCGAAGCTGTTCCGCTACTGGAGCCTGCTGTGGTTGTCTACGCATCCCCGCAGCACCACCAGCTAGGACACCAGCCGCCATGCCTGCAACGGGGCTTTCCGTGGCTTCTGTGACCTGTTGTGCAGTAGGAGCAGCGACAGCCGCCGCAGTAAGTTGTGTCCCAGGTGCTTGCGCTAACTGCTCAGAAACATTGCGCGAAACGGGACTGGTAAGTTGTTGCGCTGCCTGTCTTGCAAGCCCAATCTGGCTACCAGCACCAGCCATAGCTTCTGCACCAGCGCCAGCAATACGCTCTATGCGAGTTTCTGGTTCTGGCAAACCTAGGTTGGTAAGAGTCTGGCGCAAAGCCTGAGATGGTGGTGTAACCCCAGCCAAACGAGCAAATGGGTCTGCAATAAGGTTTGGAAGCCCAGCGATACCTTGTATTGCGGATCTAGCAGTTAAACCTAACTGCCTGCTGATCTGGGAACCCATGCTTGGCTCCGCTGCTTGCGTAGGCGCTTGCTGAGTAGACTCATCGTAAAGGCGTTTAGCCGCAGCGTTTATTTCTGCCTCCGACATGGAGGAAGGAAAGGCTACCTGTCCAACATTCGGAATGTCAATAACGATGTCATTTTCCATTACTCAACCTTTTGTGTTGCTGGGTTATAACGGCGAACCCTTTGTGATGGTTGCCCAGGAGTTGCCGCTGGAGGCGCTGTAATATTTACCGGCCCAATTCCTGTGCCTTCAATTGCGGTTTTGGGAATCTGCTTAAATCGGTCATTCCATTTCCTTGCGATTCCGCGAGCCGCCCTTTCTTCAATGTCCAGTTGGCGTTTGAGAGAATCAGCAGAGAACTCAATGTTTCCAAGAACTGTTTTTTCCAAGAAATCACGGTCTTTATCCGTAAATCCTTGACCAGAACCAAGACCAGAGGCTTTCACATTGTCTAGTGTTGCTTTAGCGCGGTTCGCAAACAGTCGTTGAGTATTAGCGACAATTTCGTTTGTGTCTTTTCCTGTTACACCAAGAGATTGACCAGCCGCCGCAATAAACAATTTTTGGTTGGCAAACTTTCCGGTAAAGACATTGCCTTGATCTAAAAGCGCTCTGCTTTCTTGAATTGTTTCTAACTGAGATGGCACAGACCGCGCTTGTTCTAACAATTTCATGTCTTGTTGAGCAGCTTCCGCACCTAAAGTCTCTCCATACTTTCTTTCTGTTCCCAATTGAACATTTACCGTGGCTGGCGGGGTTACTGGCCGAACAATCGGCTCTACCTTACCTTGCGGGGATAACTGGAAAGTCTCGCCTTCTCTTGGCGTATACCCAGTCATCTTTTGGACTTCTTCAGTGGAAAGCGGGCGATACGCGCCTTTTGGCTCACGGAACATAGCTTCTGCCGCTTGCGTTGGAAAAGCCCTAAACCTATTCTGCTCTTCCATCGGCAAAGAGGAAATGTAGCTTTCAAGCGCTTGTCTTTGTGCTTCTTGCCGCTGCGCTTCCTGTTGTTGTTGCTGACGCTGCCTTTGCATATCCTGCATCTTTTGTCCGGTCAAGATCTGTTGTAGAGCCTGATCTATCCCGCCCTGATAGCCTTGCATCCCTACAGGCAACGCTTGTCCAAGAACTTGTCCAAGTCTCGGTCTGGGCTGGCCTGGAGCGCCGGTGGAACCTTGTAATAACGCAGAACCTAACCCGAGCAAACCCTGGGTCAGCGCTTGTTGCTGCGCCATTTTCTGTTGGTCTGGAGTGAGAAAGCCTAAAAGTCCGTCCATGTCTCTATCCTAGAAGCGATAATGTAGAAGGGGTAAGAAGCGGTTGGTACATTTGCCGCAACTGCGCTGGAGCCAACAGAGAAGACACGCCAGGGGTGGTTGCCTGCCTTTGTAGTAACGCAAGTATTCCTGAGTAGTCTACAGTCCCCGCAGGCCTACCTGGAAGCCCTTGCTGTTGGGGTACTAGCGGATTCTGTCCCGCAGGATTCAGTAACTGATTAGCCGCGTTTGCAAGGCGTAGCGCATCTGTCGCGCTCATTCCCGATGTTGCCGCACCTGGTGGAGTAAGTGTATCTGTCGTAAATACAGTCTTACCAAGGACATCAGGGTTGTTGATAAAAGATTTAGGGTCTCCCAAGACAGGAGTTGCGCCAGTCGGAACAAAGCCGAGTTGCGTAACAGTCCCGCCAGGAACACCTACAGAAAGCCCTTGCGCCCCACCCATTGCCGACAATCCTGGCAATGTAGGAATCTGTAACCCTTGACCGGCTAACGCAGTTCCTTCTGGAATAAGCGCCACCTGTGCAGAGTTTATAGGAGGAACGCTTAGACCAGTCTTGGGAAAGGTCACACCATCTAATAACCCGAACGATGTTGCTGCCGCAGTTGTAGGTGCAATTGCCGTAACGGTTGGCGCTACAGGAGCAGCCACTGGGAAAATAGTAGAAACCCCAGGAGTTCCGACTATTCCTGCGCCACTAGCCGCAGTGCCAGCAGTTGCACCCGTAGTAGCACCAGCGGTCGCACCACCTCCTGCTAACGGCCCAAATCCAGCCATGCCAGCAGTGCCAAGGCCGATAAGCCCGTAACCTACGATACTAGCCGCTTTCGCCCAACTTGCTGGCTCTTTATAGGTTGAGTAATTAAGGTCTCCACTCGGTGCTATAAAGGCTTGAGCGTTCGGGCCAGACGATCCAGAAACATCCGTTACGAAGACTTTCTGACCGTCTTTTGTACCAATTCCCTGGATGCCAGAAAACTGAACATCACCGTACTTTGTGCCGAATTTTGATCCCAACTCAAACCCTTTTGCTTCTGGGATTAAGTTTTGCACAACCCGAACAGGAATCAGAAATCCAGGCTCGTCTTCTTTGTATCCCGCAGCCTTTACATCTTGCAGCCACTTGTTTTCGTTCGGGCTTACTGCCGTACTGTAATTGTAAAGAGTGTCGTATACCTGTTGCGGTGTGTACTGTTGTGCATACGGAGCGATCTGTTGCTCGAAATCAGCAGAAAGAACAGACGGGAAAAAATAGTTTGTCTTGTTAGAAACTACACCCTTCTCAAATACGCTACGCGGTACGAAGTAGTATTCCTGGTTGTTTATGTCAAACCGGAAACCAGCAGTAGTGGGAGACTCCGCGCCTTCAGCTTGGAATTGCCACTCTGGTCTTCTGTAAACCGCGTTTATGTAAGGATTGGTTTCGTCCACTGTTTTACCCCAAGAGACCAGCAAGACCACCTAACACCGCACCGCCGCCAATAAGTTCTGGGCGCGAGAAGCCAAACGCTCCAGATTGTCCTGCAATCATACTTCCGAGACCACCACCCAAAGCCGCAAGACCTAACGCGTTTCCTGCGGTGTTAGTTTGAGCCTGTGCCGGTGTCTGATACTGAGAACCCGCAAGCGGTGTCCCGTAAATACTGGACAAGAACCCACCTAGTTGCTGATAGGGAAGTTGTTGCTGGTACTGATACCGCGTGATCGCCTCTTGTAACGGTTGTGCCGCGATTGCTTCCCGAGCCGCACCCACTTGCGCTAACTGTTGAGCAGGCAGGAATTGTTGACCATAAATCTGCGGGGCAAGAGTAGAAGCCTGTAGCTGATTGCGTATAGCCGCATCCTGCAAGCCACGCTCTCTCGCATAGTCCGTGTAAGCGATATTCGCCGCGACATCACCAAGCGCCCGAGAAGAGGCTTCCTGCGCCTGCCCTGTAATCCTTCCCATGGCTCCAGATCCATATCGACCCGCAGCGGAGAACTGACCAGCAATAGTCGGCAGGGTTGTCTGCTCAAACTGTTGCATGATCGGACGAGTAGCCGCCTCTATCGCTCTTTGCTGGAATGGATTACTTCCCAAGAAGCCGCCACCCGCAGTAAAGCCTAGCCCACCAAGTCCAGCCATGTAGGACTCTTGCGCGGCTTGCAATGCACTAGGTTGCGCCCGAGCAATCTGCTCTGTCTGAGCAAGAGCGTCTAAGGTCTGCTGGCTAGGAGAGACAAACATCTGTCCTGGGTAGAGACTCGGTGCTTGCTGGAGGAACAACTGTTCCGCACCACGCAAACCTAGTTCCAGGTAAGGTCGAAGCGTAGGATCGACCGCAGATTGACCAGTAGCAGTCCCGCGCAATGCAGGAAGAGACTCAGGACGCAATCCTGTGGGTTGTGTAGCAGTGCCGGTAAGGAATGTCTGCGGCATAGCCTGTTGGCCACCTATTCCAGCAGAAATAGGTTGCGCGGCAATGTCCATAGATGTTGGAGTAGCCATAGGGGTTCCCAAAGTTGTAGCCATAGGCGCAGCGGTTACAGGCGCGGCAGTTGCAGGCGCGGCAGTCGTAGTGGTAACTGGTGCAGCAGCCGTGACCGGCGCGGTCATAGCTGTAGTCGCAGCAGGAGCAACAGGAGCAGTGCCTGTAAGGAAAGGGCTTTCAGCGGGTGTGGCGGGTTGCGCTACAGGCTGCGTAACCGCTTGTGCCGCTGGTTGTGCTACGGGTTGAGCCTGGGAGAGTAGTGCCTCTGGTTGCGTGACAGGTTGAGCCTGTTGCGTCTGCTGTGTTGCTGGTTGAGTTGCTGGTTGAGCAGGGGCTTGAGCAGCTTGTAACTGCTGCGCGGATATGTTGCCGGTGAGGAAGTTAGAAACAGGTGTCTTAGGAGCAAGATCGAACGCACCAAGAATGTCTTGATCGTTTAATGGTACGCCTTCAGATTGAGAGCGTTGAAACATCTCGTTAAGCTGAGTCTGGATCTGCGGGCCAAGAGTTCTAGCTTGAGCATCTATCTGCTCTTGAAAACCCATGTTTGTACGGTTTTGCTGGCGAGTAAATGCGTCTAGTTCTGCTTGTTCTGCCCTTCCAACCTGTTCGCCAATGGTTGACGATATTTGGTTGTACAAACCTTGCCCAAGTTGTTGCAATGCAAGCTGTTTCCGTTTAACTGGGTCTGAATGTCCCTCCCAAGTTGTAGATTGCCCTAACCCAGTTGTATCTCCTAAACTGCGGAACGCATTATCTAACACCCACTGTGGCACTGAGTTCATGTCCGCAGGGTTAAACTCCCACGGTTTGCCCGTGTTCGGGTTGGTCAAAACTTGGTTGAAATAGTTAAGCCTTTGTTGGGCAAGAAAAATGTCTTCTGGGTAAGGCTTTCCCTCTATCCCTGGGCCTGATAACCGAATCCCTACCTCTGTACCTCTTTCTGGGTCTGTATAACTTACCCGCGATCCAGGTGGATACTTGCCAGCAACAACATCTTGCAGGGTCTGTTGGGCTGCTCTTGACCTGTCGTAAAAACTTTTTACAAACGGTTCGTTTACCGCATTGCTAATAAACGAAGTAAAGGTATTGTTGATCTGATCGTTTACCCGCTGCTCAAACGCTTGCCGAGCCTCTGGCGAATTGTATTTTTGGTTTAGTTGCTGATACTGCTGCTCTAATCCTTGGCGAGCCTGATCCCATTGTTGGTTCAACGGCTGAAGTTTTGCGTCAAGGATGCTTGAGTAGATGTTTCTAAAGTCAGCCATATTTACCCCACAATAATGTATGCGTAAGTCTTGTTTGCCGTGTCGTTGGAGAAGTGCGTAATCACCGCTTCTCCCTTAGTCTGTGATGTCACATAGATGTTGCTATAAGCGTATGGTGCTATGTACTGCACTGTGATGATCGCTGTAGGTGTTTCTGGTATTGCAGGAGTCACACCCGCAGACGCAGCCACCGCCGCAAAATGCTCAAACGACACGCCTATGTCTGTCGGCCTCCAAGCAATCTGGATATAGTCGTTAGCCGCTAAATCGAAAAACACCATCGTCGCCGCAATCATCTGCGAGTCTGCGCCAGTAGACTTTCTCGGTTTAATACCAAACTTGCTGTTGCTAAGCGCAACATTGCTTCCGTTCTTCTTAAACCAGATGTCAATACTCTGCACATCATTTGTGGAGTTGACAACTTGTATAGAGAACTGGATCGCATACTTGCCCGCATTGCGGAAGTTGATCCGATCTCCGTTACTAAGATAAACCCCGTTACTCAGGTCTGTGGTATTCAGCCCAAGTATGTTCTCTGTTCCAATTGTGGTCGCAGCTTGGTCTGTCGTGTCTAGAAACTGCCCGTAAGGTGCTGAGTCTGCCTCTGCCTCATTTGAGAACGGAATCAGCACAATCTTGGTATCTGGGCTTATACGCTCGTCATACAAAGTCGTAGAGGTCGCGTTACCCGTGTTGAGCGTAATCAGGCCGGTGTTGTTCGTCTTGCCATCTAAGACGAGGTTGAGGATCTCCGCGACTGCACGAGGATCACCACCAAAAGGAGGAAGCCTGCGAAACTGCATTACCTCATCCCTTGCGGATTTATATCAACCTCCACGCCTATAGCGGTTTGCCAATTTCCAGACGGAATAACCCGTAAACGATGATACCGCCCAACTGACCGCAAGCCAACCCTGTTCTCAGAGTTTGCAGGGACTTCTGCGCCAAATACACTCGTCTGAGCCAGATTAAACCGAGAGGAAACCGCAACGCTCGCGCTACCTCTGTCTACGATGGGCCTTGCCAAGGTAATCATGGAAGTATTGCCACCAGCTTCTAGGTCGCCTGTCGTAATACTTGCGGTCTTGTTCGTTCCCTCGAAAGTGACGATCTTCGCGCCACGGATGCCGGCAAACACAAACTTGCCACCGAGCCACTGCCGCGAATCCAGGCTTACAGGGATTCCGTCTATAGAGGCGTAGATAGTGCTTAGTTGGTCAAGCGTAGCCGCAGGAGTCGCAATATCCGCAACACCGTTAATGTTCGTGTCTATATAAGACCACCGCTTTGTAATCCAGTGGTACACCAAAAGCCTGTAGGTCTTGTCTAGTGACGGATAGCCCCACATCACCAGACTGCGGAACGGATCAACCGCAGCAGACATTGTTTCGATCTGGGACTCATCCAGCGTATCCCAGAAGTATCGGTTCACCTTCTCAGCGCCAATCGCCTCTACTTGCTGGCCATCGCAGGAATAAAACCCGTCATCAGACAAGAAGTAAGTTATACCGCGCCACTGCACGACAGAATTGGACTCGTAGCACCCAATGTTCCGCGTAATGTTGTCAAACTGAAATATAAGCGGGGTTCCGACATAACTCATGCGGATAATGGACTTTTCTAACAGTACAAGTCCAAATTCACCGCCCGTTATCCCGACAACCTCACCGCCATCAGGCAGTTGTTGGAAGTCTGACTGCGTTACCGCGCTACTTGCCCAGGTATTAGGGTTGTTTATGCCTGACCACCGCACCTCTTGGGGAGAATCTGCGGTATTTCCGACCACAACGAAGTCACGAACCACCGTAACCAGCTTGGCAGTCGGGGCAGATGCGTCTATGTTGTTAAAAGACAGGGTTGTTGTTGCCAGATCAACGTACTGGAGGGTATTCCCTTCACCAGCAGCGATCAGATACTCACCAAATCGAGCAAAGCGCCATTTGTTTGTGGTCTGGTAGGTCGTGAGAGACACATCATCCAGCGACAAGTCGGCGGAATCCATCAGAAACAGTCGCGTACTACCCGCAGCAAACACCTTTGTGTTGCCATCAGGAGTCTTAGCCGCAACTACGTTGGTCAGATTCTGCGAGGCTGCGCCAGAATAGTCCTGCTCCTCTGGAAAAGCGCCATAACCATACGCCTTGGGGAATACATTTTTGGCGTTTGTGAGCGCCCCTATCACCCCTGGCTGGTCAGGAAGCCACTCAGAGAAGTCTACCCGCGTGATTGCCATTTAGATTTCTGTCCAAGTATTCGTTTCGTAGGGAACTTGCGTCCACTCTTGACCGTAAATATAACCAAGCGCAGTAAGCGCCCCAGATCCGCTTATAACGGCTCCAGACACCACGGTGTAGTTTGCCCCTGCCACAAGCGTACCAACGCCTGTAATGCTGGCTTCCGTGGAGAATTCCACCCCTGCTAGAGCCGTGAGAGTACCGACACCGGTAATCGCCGCGTCTACAGTTCTGATCTTGCCAGCAGAAGCGGTGAGGTTCGCCGTACCAGTAATCTCTGCCGCTGCCATCAACTCACGGATGACAATCGCCGACAAAGATCCCGTACCGGAGAACTCAGCTTGCCTTTGTATCTCAAGAGATACGGTCGCAGTTACATTGCCAAAGCCTGTAACGCTACCCGCACCATCTAGGATACAAGTGTCCGCAGAAGTCCAAATAGCGCTATCTAATGAGAACGCTAAAGAGTCAAGACTCCCAAAGGCATCTAGCTGGTCAAGATTCCAGGGGCCGCATTGGTCTGCCATTAGTCAAGGTTTGCAGTAAGACTTCCGGTGGAGATCTTCAGCACATCGCCAGAGTCAATCGTCTTGGACGTTGTGAGCGCCGTGTGCATCAGCAGATTGCCAGACGTAATTGCATCCAGCAGTCCGATGTGGGAGATGGTTCCCCAAGATGCCGTAGCCTGGGGGAAGGTCACATCCGCAGAGGAAGTAACGATTCCACCCGACGCAGTGGTCACACTCAGAATCTGACGGGCATAAGACCCACCAGAAACTTCCGATCCTGAGTTGTCATCGGCAGGGTTTGAGGTATAGAGGCCCACATAAACAGTCGTGGGAGAAGTGTAGGAAACATTCCGCAAGACATGATCGAGCAGTTTGTTTTCCAGGTAGTTGCTAAGTTCAGCCATTTTTTACCTCGCAGTAACAGACATGGATAAGGGAACTCCAGCGTACTCACTGGAATTGTCGGACTCGGCTATGGACACAACCGCAAGCCCGTATAGCTGAGTCCAGGTTTGGATACGAGCATCGTTCATCAGATAAGGCTCTGCCTCGATCAGCGCCGCGTACAAAAGCGCATCAGGACAGTTAGCCATAAAGACATTGCTTGCATTGCTATCACTTAACGCAACAGGCTTTGCGTAGTAAAGCATCACAACTTCGTAGGTTGAATCAGGCTTCGGGGCCAGTTCAAACTCTAAACCCCTCTGGGTGTAAAAGATCGGCTTACCAGACTCATGCGCCCTGGCATCACGCGTAAACGCAGAAGGAGATAGATAGGTAATGGGTTGGCGCGGGTTTGTATTTACATAAATGTCCCGCATACTCAGGAAGTCGCTAGGAAGTCCTAGTGTTGCATCTCCACCAGTCGTGGTGGTTTGTACTACCTTGAGCATCTGCCGCAGGCGCAATTGCCGCGACAGACGCAATTCAGCTAGAGCGATAAATGTCGGAATCTGTGCCGTTAAGTCACTTCTTCCTAGATAGTTTTCGACCGTTGTCTTGAGGTCGCTGTAGTTTGTGAGGCTCATCCTTAAAGTCGCTCCAACTGTAGGTGTACTGCCCTATGTGACCGATCTCTTGGCTCAGATCATGGTCTACCCAAGTCTCAAAACCAGCATCGTGCGCCGCAATACAAAAGTGGACATCTTCGCCTAGCGTCTTGCCACCAGGGATCTCGTAGAAATAGAACCAAGGCTTCGGAGTCTCTCTAAAGACTTTCGCCTTTACCAGCATCACACCGCAACCAATCGCAGTGACTCGCTCTATACCTGTTTTGCCCTTGGAGACGATGGAGTACCAATGGTTCTCTTTCTTCTCCAGGTCAATCTTTAAATTCTTGGCAGTAGGCCCAACCGGAACCGACCGCGTTGTGGCGTTTACCCCAACAATGTCTTTGTCGTGAGCCAGCAACCGTTCAATCGTGTTCTTTGGAAAACGCATATCCGCGTCTATCCAAAGTATGTAATCGCAGCCGCCCTCTAATGCCGCTTCAGCCAGTTTGTTTCTCTGGTCAAAGATCAGCGTACCAGCAACTGTGTAAATGCCTTGCTCTCCGTTTGAGCGAAACCTTGAGTCATATCCGCAGAGTGTTGCAAGGTCGAACGCCGTACCAATCATCATATCCCCACGGCTAGGGATACATATGCCTATTCTCAATTAAATCCTCCCAGGTCTAGAACGAAAATGTCGGTTATCTGGATCGTTTAGCCATGCCTTGAACTTCTTCTGGTCTACAACCGCATAGCCGCGCATGATGTTTTGCCTGTTCAGTTCAATAATGACCGAATCAGGTATCCAACCGATATGTTCTAGTTCACCCCACTTGGCTCGTTCATCCGTAGCCGCATAACGCGACTTGTTGGACTCAAGCACCGCAGTGATGTCCTGGGAATTCTCTATGATGACTTGACCGTTGTCGCCCTCGTAGAACGTGGTTTTAACACCGGCCCAGTTTGTATCCTCGCCTAGTTTTCTCATTTATTACCCAAAAAAATAGGGGGCAGTTGCCCGCCCCCTATTCTACTCTTCTAAACTAAACAGTCAACTACAGGCTGAAGTTCAGATCAAAGATACCGCCGTGAGCAGCCTCGTTGCGAACTTCAAGGGTCAACTCAGCGATGATCTGGGTCTTCTCAGCGTCACCAACCCGAGCCAGTTCGTTCGTGGAGAACGGACGGAGGAAGGCCATCGCAGCGTACTCAGGATCAAGTACGAGCGCGTCACGGGTACGCATAAAGCGATCCGGAACCACCTGGAGAACGCCAAAGTCGGACTGGTACAGATCAGCACCAGCAAGAATCGCAACCTTGCCAGTGGTGGCTTCGGTGTTGATCCGATGCTGACTGATGCCCGTAAATTCGGAAACCTTCTGCTTACCAGCAGGAGGAACCACGAGCAGGGTGGGCGTACCGCCAGAAGTAAATACCTTCTGAACCACATCCTTCAGCAGAGTCTCGGTGAAGGTGCGGGTCGTACCATCGCCACGGGTTGAAACGCCAATCGTCGTGGGATCAGTACCAGTCGTTGCCGAGTCACGCTTATTGGTGTTGGTCTTGATCCAGGACAGCAGGGAAGCCATCTTGCGAGCAGCGGAACCCGTACCAGCGTCACGGCCTTGGTTGGCAGTGATGGTGGCCTCGATGTCGCGCTTAATTTCCGCAGAACCTTTAGCCAATTGATAGGCTTTTTCAGATTTTCTGCCTGCTTTATCAACTGCTTGGAGCGTACCGCTAATCATAATTGTCTTTTGGACAATCTGCGTATAATTTCCAAGACGAGTCGTGGGCGAAAGGTCAGCTTCCGTAGCGGTAGCACCTTCGACCGCAGCGTTGCCAGTCGTAGCAGCGGCTAGGGAGTCAGTCTGCCACTCGTGATAAACGGCAGTAGCTTTGCCCTTGCCAATCGAAGACATGATCGGCGTGTCGGTGGGGGAAATGTCATAGATGACATCGGTAAGGTCTTCACGCAAGCCTACTGCGTCATATGTTTTGTACTGAGCCATGATTTAATTCCTTTACAGTAATCGTTCAAAGATGCGAGCAGCGTCATTCTTTTTACCAGAACGCCGCAATTGCTCACGGAGTTTTTTGCCTTCGGAACTCTCTCTAGCCTCTGGCGTAAAGGTTCCTGGGCGCATCATCTTGGGCGCTTGTGCAACCTTCTTGACCGCATCAGCTTTCCCTTGGGTTAGTTTGTCGTACTGCATAGCCTTGTATAAAGCAGTCACCGCACGAGAATCATAAACTTGGGCCAACTCTTGATCTGAGAACCCAATCTTCTTGGCATAGTTCCGTATGTCAGTCTTAATCGCCTGACCTTTTGCTGGATCAGACATCTCGGGAATCGCCTCTTGCAACTTTAAGGCTTCTGCTTGCAAGTGGGCCTGTAGCCTTTGCGATTGCTCTGCCTGTTGTTGTTGGGCAATCCGTTGCTGTTCTGATCGAACCGCTGCCAGTTGCTTCTCTCGCTCTGTCTGCTCAGCAACCTTT